GCACAGGACCACCTGCACGCCGTGGATAGGGCCCGTGACGCATGTACAATGCGAACATCGAGAACTAATCAAAACACCCTGTGATGACAAGCACCATAGTTGCTCCTAATTTTCAATCATCCGACGCATCCACCGATAGCTTGACTCCTACGCAGTCCTACGGCAAGAAAACGCATGTCTATAAGACCGCTGAATCGCTTCCGCGAGACAACTTACAGCGTTATTACTACCTGACATTCAGACGCCACCACTACCGATCTATTCGTCCATTTAACGTAAAGGATGATCCGGGATCGGACTTCCCTCGACGGTCTTTTTACTTCCGCCTTGCAAATACATCACCAAGCCCCGGACTATACGTAGGTCGAACCTATATATCCAAAGACTCGCCTTCATTTACTGTGAGTGCCTCAACCACACGCACCACGGGTTCCACGTGATTGACCGACGTGAGATACCGAATTGGTTTGCCGTGTTCAAGGACGAATCCTATCCCACGGGGAAGAAGATCGAAAAGATCTTCTTCCTTACCAACCGACACGACATCACACGCCTGAGTCATAAACTCAACCTGCGATCGAGATTCAAGCAGGTCCGCCTCAACCCACACCCTATCACCTTTCTTCCAACGAGTCCTTCCGAAGACGGACTCATTGCGTCTCAGATTCACCCACTTCCAAGCCGCATTGCGCGACAGCCGAAGCATACCACGCACCTTAGCACTCATAAGAGTACCAATGCCGTAAGGTGAGCAACCCTCACGAATGAGACTAACGAAAGTGTCCTCTGACACCTCGCAAGGTTTCATCGAGCCGTTCCAAGCGTGATCAACGCAGGCATCTGCCCACCTACGCTGCCAATCCTCAATCGCCTCGGAAGACAACCAATTCTTGGAAACTTGAACCCAGCCCTTAGGGATAACCGTCGTGCTAGACACGAACGGTAAAGGACGCTCTGTTACCTGTTCACAGTAAAAGAGTTCCCTATGCCAAAGCCCTACGGCTTGTAGCATCTCCCTATCCGCAGCTAACCCTAAACCCCTCGTAACAGACCTCCGACTGGTTTGTATCGGCTTCTGATTATGGTAGAGAAAGTAAGTACGAACAATACGTGCTCTCCTACTCCCATAACCCGAACACGCTGAGTAGTAACGTCCATTCAGCGAGGAGATCTGTTCACTTATCCTGCCATGTGGGAACAAGGCTTTAGGCCTAATAAACCCAACGAGGCGACCCCCCTTCGGCGTGGACCAAAAAGGGGTAGAGTTAAGGGTAAAAGCACGAGAGTGCTTCAACGTTTTCCCTTTACTCAAGGTAAGTCCGCCCTTAGCTACACAACGTTCCCAACGAGAAACCTCGTCGGGCGTCGCACGAAAAACGATATCGTCGCCATTAATCCGAACAGGAACAGGCCTGCGGATCGCATACCGAAACGTTATGTAGTTTACCAGGCAAAGAAGAGGGAAAGAGGTTAACTGTCCCATTAGCTGCCCTCTCCTCTGCCGATGACCTTTGCAGTCACCAGCGCAAAGAGAGCATCTATCTACGACTAGAACAGAATCGTAGCTAGATAAGACGTGGTCCGATATACCTTGTGGGACAGTATACGATCGTCTTAGCAGCACTCGAAGGATTGCTTTTTGGAGCCCAGAATTTAAATTGTCAGTGGCGGATTCGTAATCGCCACTCACAAAGACTTCTCCCGCCACCGGGGAAAATTCTTTGAATCTGCTGGGTTTCGCATCTCCGCGAAGCAACCAATCGAATCGGGAAAGGTGAGAGTACATGGCTTTGTGAAGCGGACGTAGAGCATTGTCAACCAAGGGGGGTATTGCAATGATACGCCACTTTCCACCCGTTTCTATAGCCTGTACTTTAGAAGTCCCGCGGTCTAGTGGTTTGACGGCCGATAAAACGTATTGACAAAAGTCAGCACGCCTCCATCGGTTCCAAAAAGGGCCGCGAAGCCCTTGCCAGTCGTCTCCCCACCCCCTAGACCCTCCAGCTGACCGCCCTTGTTCACTACAAGAAGTCAGCGGTAAGCTGCTTGTGAGGCAGTTATCTTGATACTTCCGATCCCATCCAAATGGGAAAAGTTCTTCGACCATACGCTCGGCGAACGCCGTAAAGTCA